GGAACATCTGATCTAGCATCTTTGGGTGTGTCACTGCCAGTTACTTTAGATGTTTGCTTCAACGAGTCATATATCTTGCTCTTGCCTTGTTGGTTATAACTCTGTGTTTCTTCTTCATTCAAATCTCTTATTCTCAAACTGTCCACGTCAAACTCCAGGTCCACCTTCTGTCCTACTCCAGAACTTGATCTGGTCTTCATGAACTGTATCTGATATCTGCCACGTTCCTTCATTGCTCTACTTGTGAATATACCTATCACGTTATCTGCTGTCTGTATCTTGGATAGTCCACCCGAGATGTGAGAGTGATCAAACTCTATCTCTTCTACTGATGCTCTGTTCAACTGTGATGCTGTTGCTAACACACACTGTTTCTCGACAACCAAGTTTCTCAGTTCCTCAGACACATACTTGTCTTTGATGAACAGGTCTGCCGGACTTATCCTTTTGCTTTTTGGCATCATGAGATCCAAGTAGTCGATCAGTATACAGTCTATATTCTTTTTGTTCTTGAGCTCTAGTTCTTTCAAATATGTCCTCACATCCAACACGTTGCTACCACTTGGCAAGTATTTGATCTGTAAGTTACCTGACTTCTTCTTCAACATTTTCACTTTCATCTCAACGTTTTCTATTTCCGGGAACACTTTCTTAGTTGGAATGTTTGTCATCATTGCATCTAACCTCATGGCAGTAAGTTGTTCACTCAACTCAAAAGATATGTAACAAACGTTCAGACCAGCCTGTGCCCAGTTCACCGCAAGATTCTGCAAGAACAAACTCTTACCTGCGCCTGATCCACCTGCAAAGATGTTTAGTTCTCCTCGGTTAAATCCACCGAATAGTTTCTTGTCGAGACTCTGCCAGCCAGTGCTGACCTGTCCGTTGTTCGCCTTGAGTGCCTCTAGTCTTCCTTTCGGATCCTCAAAGTAGTCTGTACCTAGGTCTCGTGTTAATCCTACATTGACTGCTTCCTTAACCATGTCCTCAACAGGAGCATAGTCACCCTTCTCCAGCAAGTCTGCTGATTGTAGTATTGCATGTTCAAGTGCCTTGTGCCTAGAAAATGTTTCGAATTCGTCTAGCAACCAATTGAAGTGACTTGGATCTAGATCCTTTGCTGATTTCAGTTTGATATCGTGTTTGGCATTGACCTGCTCTACATCAGGCATTACCTTGTACTCGTCCATGTAGTCTTTTACAAACTTTGCGATTGGTTGTAGTTTACGATCAAACGATTCCGGTTTGAATATGTTCTGTGCCCTAGCAAACGATTCTGCATCTGCAAGAAGCATCTCTATATAAAGTTTCTGTACATCGAATGTGTATTCAGCCATTTAATTCCTTCTGTCCTTGTTTAAAAACATAACAAGTGCTTTCTTTTTATCCAAGTTGTTCTTTTGAAAATTATCACTAGCATGTAACAATTTCCTGTGCCAACAAATAAGTGATCCACGTTTCCATTTGTAACTGGATAATAAAGAAACCCTTTGTAACTTTTTATCATTGCAATGGTCCAACATAGCAAGTGTCTGAGTATCCAGTTTGTTGCTACTATCTGGCAGTTTGAATATTTCTTCTTTGTTCTTGGCTTCTTCGTTGAAGACCACAGTGTGAGTGTCTTTGCCGTCATGCTCTAATGGTATAAGACATGCAAAGTATGGATCTGTGTCTCCTTTATCAAAATCAGTGTGTATGTCCCATGGTTTTGTTTCTTCAAGTATCATGCAATCTCGCACATTAAATTCTCCAAAAATATTTTCCAGTTTCTTATTCACAATCTTTTTTACAAGAGAATAATTAAAGCCACTAGTGAGCGTTTGTTTTTCTGCATCGTTCTTTTGTTTAGGTATTATACCGCTTACTTTATCAACCAACGAAAGCTCTTGCTCAGTTAAGAAGTTTTCTATCATAAATGCCTTTTGTAGACTATCCATACATTTTTCTCTTTAGATCAATTTTTAGTTTACTTGATTCTGTTGTTTTTAGTATTGATTGTATAGTAAACAGCCTACCATATTTTAACACAGCATCCGCCACATCGCCAACCGATTTGTCCCATTCTGGAAATGCTACACTCCACCCAAACTCCATCGCTTGGTTAATCAGTTTCTCTCCTGGAGCATCTCTGTCAGGCACAACAATTACCTTTCTACCAAGACCATCTATGAGCTCTCGCTGTACATCGTTTATCTCTGATCCCAGTATGCTCACGCCAGAAACGGATATGGCATCGAATGGTCCTTCGGTGACAATCACAAACTTCCTTGTCCAGTCCTGTGTGTCCATGTTGAATACATAACCAGGTTGTACATCTGTGTAGTATTTAACCTTGTCGGACTGCTCAAACATTCTACCAGTGAAGCCAACAATGTCACCTCTCCAGTAAAAAGGTATAAGCAACCTTTTGTTCACGTCCCAATGTTGATCCGGAGAATACATAAAGTCGTACCACTCTGGTCCAATGCCTCTGCTTTCCAAATATTTTAACAGTCCATCTATCTTTTGCCATTGTGGTTCGGTTAGATCTTTTGCCACATATTTCTCAAGCCACACATCTAGTTTGTGTGAGTTCTTGGGTAGTGTTTTATTTTTGAATGTAACAAATTTTTTCTTCTCATATTTTACATCTCCTTCTTCTTCACGCATGGCTTCTATCGCTAGTTTTCTAATGGTGTCATCGGGTATTCCTATGTAACCCATGAACTGTCTCATCTTGTAAGTAAGTTTACGTCCTATCACATAACTGGCTTTGAATCCACAGTTGAAACAGTGATAACTCACTGTGCCATCTGCACTTGTCATTATACCACCACGCTTCTTCTTGTCTGCTGTCTCGCCGTTGTGTACGCAACAGGGTGCATTGAAGGATATCCACCCACTGGGAGTTTTCTTTCTACCCGCAGGTAGACTTGTCAGAATTGTATTCTGGATCAGGTTCATAAACTATATTTTACTGTCTATATAGGATTTTGTCAATACGGCCTGTGGTGCCTGTGGATCTTACCGCTTTGAATCTTACGTTTTGGTAAACACCAGTGAAGTTCACATATGAAACACTTGATGAACTTGATAGATTTGATGTGGTAATAATATCAAAGTAATCATTGTCCGTCGGACTTGTTGCAACCATAGTGCCTTGTACCGTTACTGTACCTGAGAAGTCTTTAGGGTAAATTGCAATGGTGTGTAGAGCAGTGTTGTTATTGATACCTGGTCTACCGGACACAGCACCTGATGTGAATGTGTCGCTTGAAAGTGTGAAAGCAGTTACAGACGTGCTGTCGGCAAATTGAGCATACGCTCCGTCTAGTACTTCGATTGTGCCTGCCGCAACATATCCTGTGTCGGAATACGTCACTTCGGGATTATTTGCATCAGTTACATCGCTTATCGAATAATTGTAAAATTTAGCATCAAGTTTGAGTAGATCGCCATCTGTGATCGTACAACTAGCAGTGCCCTTCATACTGGTAGTTGATCCGTCGTCTAGTATTGTGAGGCTCTTTGTTAGGGCATTTTTCTTGGACTCCGTATCAACAACATTCAGCGTATATTTCTTGTTAAGGATGTTTTGTGCTTTCTGATCCTCGTTTTTGAACGTGAATGAGATAGGATTTGATACCCCTCTATGTAATGTTAGACGTCTATCGTACACTTTTGAGTTCCTTCCATGATAACCACTTATGTAGGCAATTACCAATTGATTTATTAAATACCTTTGTACTGTTTGCATAATACATATTTAACAGTATTTATAGATAGAGTATGAACGAGATTTTTAACACACTGAGGGACAAGTTCCCCTTCTTAAGCCTAATTAGAAAGGGTGATATGGAGTTTGTGGGCATAGTGCAAAATGAGGATGTCAACGTGATCAGTTTCTATGATTACGGTAGATTGATGTTACCCCAAGACAAGATGAAATATCTCAAGTGTGGAGAAACTTGGTGGCACGAGTCAAATCGCAAACTACCAATAAACATATTCCTAAAAGGTGAGTTCAGATATTTCAGGACAACATTAGTCACATTGAATTCTAAAGATGTTGAAATAGTTCATGGTCCTACAGTTAAACTTTCTGAAATTTCGAAGAAACGGGTGAAAAGGAAAACTATACAGTTAGTAAGAAGACCTATTTAAACTTTTCCGTCTTTATTAATATACTTCGCATAATATATTGTCAACGGGTTGGTAGGATCATAAGCGTTCTCATACCAATCTTTTTTGGTGATTCTTTTACTGCGTTTTTTGGATTTTCTTTTCTTAGTTTTTTGATGGTGCATCAAAACTATATTTAGCTCT